GCAGAGTTCTCTGTATTTGAGGGGAAGGTTTGGGATTTTCATAGAGATGAAGATGTTGGAGATTTTCCGTATAATCCCAATCTGCCTACTTATTGCACTATTGACTTTGGCTATCGTATGCCCGCTGTAATGTTTTGTCAAACATACTGGGAAGATAATGTGGAGCATATTAGAGTATTTGACTCTATCCTGCATAAACAAAATATAAAGACAGAAGATTTAATTAAGATGATAAAGACTAAAGGCTATCCTGTAGCTAGTTACTATGGTGATCCTGCTGGAGCAAATGTTCAAGGGCAGAGTGGAGCAGGAGATATGGAAATATTTAGAAGAAGTGGTATCAAGGTAATATCAACTAGAGATCGAATGAGCAGGAATATTGTAGCTAGTGTTGCCTATACAAGAGGTTTTTTTGAAAGTGCTAATGGTGTAAGGAGAATCCATGTGGATAAAAGATGTGCAGATGTAATAGAAGATTTTGAAGAATATAGATACCCAGAAAGTGAAGATGGCAAACCAATTAAAGAAGAGCCTGTTAAGGATGGATACCACGATCATGGAAATGATGCCTTTAGGTATTTTATTATTAACAGATTCCCAATGAAAAACACAGAAATGAAAAGGATTCAAAGATGATCAATCAAATGATGAAAGATAAACTACTAGAAACAAAACTTATGATGTCTCATGGCAGGAGAAGTGAGATTAGAAAGTATTTGGACTACTATTCAAGTACATCTACTGAAAGTTATATAAATAACTACTTTAGTGGTGATGCTTTTTCAGAAATCCCACCAAGTCTTACTAACTTTACGAGAAAATTTGTAAACAAAATTAGTAGAATATACAGTTTAGGTGCTAAGAGAAACGCTGGAGACATGACTGAGCGTTATGAGCTTCTTACTCCCACTAAAGATGTTAGAATGAAACACTCAGAAAGAATGACTAGATTATTGGGAACTGTAGCTAATCGTATTCATTGGAGAGATGGATCATTTGATTATAGACCTATATATTACTTCGAGACTTACTTTGGAGAAAATCCCTTTGTCCCAGAGGCTATTGTGTATCCATTATTGAATAGTACGGCAGACTTAGCTAATGCCGATAATCTTCAATGGGAATATTGGGATGCAGAGACATATGGCATTTTAAATGAAGAAGGGAATATGATTGAGGAAATGGAAAACCCTTATGGAATATTACCTTTTGTATTTACCCATAGAGAAGATCAAATAGACTCTTTCTTCGTAGAAGGAGCATCCGATATTGTAAATTGCAATGAACAAGTCAATATTGCCTTAACTGAAATGAACTTAGGTATGAGATTCAATATGTTCGGACAGCCTTGGGTTACAGGACTAAGAGCAGATCAGAGTATGCTTAGAGCAGGATCAAATACAATCCTAGATATGGGAGAAGATGGTGCTTATAACATTACTAGCCCTAATGGAAATATAGAGGAAGCTATCAATAATATTAAGTTTCAGATAGAGCTTGTAGCATCCAATAACCACTTGTGGATACAATGGGCAGAAAGTGGTGGTGAAGTTCCTAGTGGTATATCACTTATGATTAAAGACATGGAGCGTAAAGAGGACTATTACGATGATATAGCTTTATGGAGATTATATGAACAAGACTTTTATAGGGTAGAGCGTGCTATAGCAGAATATAATGGTATTGCATTACCAGAAGAGTTTGGCGTAGACTTCCAAGAGGTAGAATACCCAAAGACAGTTCAAGATCAGATTCTCAAAGATGAGTTTGATATAAAAAATAATCTCGTAACTAGAGCTAAAATTATGGTTAGAGATAATAAAGACTTAACAATTGAACAGGCACAGGCAATTATAGATGAAAACAAAAAAGCAAACAAAAAAGAAGGAACTGAGTCACTCTTTACTAACTTCCGTAAAGAAACTGGACAAGATCAATAATGTTGAATTTGAGTTTGATGGAGATTTAGACTTTATTATTAAAAACCCTTTAGCTTGGGCAGATAGTCAAGTTAAACGAGCTGTTCTTGAAAATACAGATAAGTACCTAGAATCTAAAGCACTAGGAAAGGAGTTTTGGGATGAAGTTGAAAGTAAAAGTTAATTTTGATTTTGGAAAATTAGCAAGAGCAATTCCTAAATTAGTGAAAGAACATACAAGTAGTTATGCTGTAGATAGTGCTAAAGGCTCTAAGGAGGCTATAGATAAAGGATTAAGACCTTTAGGGGATGTGGCTAAAAAAATGAGAAAAAGAGAGGGTTTTCCAGTAGCACCTCCTTTGAAAAAAACAGGAAATTTATACAAAAGCATAAAGCAAAAAGGGAACGAAATTAGTATGCTCGGATATGGTCTGTTGCATAATGATGGTCACACAACACATCCAGATTCTGCTATTCCAAATGTTAGAATCGAACCTAGACCTTTTATTACGACTACTATAAAAAATCGTAAAAAAATTACAGATACATTTATTAATAGTGTTAAAAAAGCATTAAGGAAATAAAATGCCAAAAAGCAAGGAGAAATTAGATGAAAAAGACAGAAGAGTATTACTTTCAATTGCTACTACAATGTCTCATGATGTTAGAATCTTCGGTGAACGAATTAGACAAGAAATTGGAAGGCTCGTTGGAGCTGGGGTCAATGAACAATCAATTGCTGGGATTCTTAGCCAAGACTTTAGCACCTACGGCAGAATCTTCGGAGAGTTTAGAAATGCCATTAAACGTGGAATTGTGGGAGGAATTAATCAAGCATTCAGGCGATCTGGGGATATGGGGGGAAAGCTGAAATGGGTTGCAATATCTAAGAACGTCTGTAGTGATTGTGAGAAAAGAGCTGGAGAAATTGATACTTGGGAGGGTTGGGAAGCTCGAGGTATGCCAGCTAGTGGATGGAGTGTGTGTAAAGAATATTGTTATTGTCAATTAATGCCTGCTGATATGGATGTTAAGGATAGCATGAAATTATGAAAAAATACTTAATTATGCAATGCCTGTGTTTAGGGTGTAATTGGTTTTGGGAAGTAGTATCTACTAAATTCAATAACAAGAAAGAACAATGCCCTGAATGTAAAGGATTCTCTGTAAAGACAGCTCTTAAGAAACCCATAGTCTCAGAAGAGGCATAGTTATTAGATATATCTATTATATATATGTAATATATATGTACCTCATCTCAGCCCAACAAACTGCTAAATAATGGCATTTAAAGTGGATATATTAGATATACCCCATATCATACAAGAACACTAGTCTTTACGTTTAATGCTTTTTCTCTTGCTTCTACTTTGTCCTGCCACATTTTTCTTTGAGCTTTTGTTTGTCTACCTTGTGCTGGTTTTTTCACCCCTACGGCTTCTGCTCGTTCTCTCCAATGCCTAGCCTCTCTCCGTTTCTTATTCCTAGCTTGTTTATCCTTTAGCTGTTTCATCTCTTGCCGTTTTGAGAGATTCTTTGGGGGTAATACGGGACGTTCTGGTAAGACTGTGAACTCAGGCTCGACTTCTTCAACTTCTGCATCAATTACGGCAATTTCTTGCATATCTGATGATTGAGTATTTAAGAACTTTTCAAATGGACTCTGATTATTTGCTACTTCCACTCTCTTAATGAGTTTACCAGAATGTTCTAGCACTAATCTACCAGCTTGAACATTACCAGCCTCTGCTTCTCGTATCATACTATGTAATACATTGGGCAGTTTAGCTCCAAATGTGACCATATACTTCTGATAAAATACCTCTACAAACTCAGGGTCTTTCATCCAGTTATGAAGTGTAGCTTTTGTTACTCCGATTTCATTGGCAAGTTCTTCCATTTTAGTATTCGGATTGGATACAAGTATATCAATTGTCCTAGCTTTCTCAGGTTTCCAGTTTGTTGGTAAATTAACACTCATTTCATATAGTCCTTTTTGGTTATGGTATATTATACAACCACTTGGTACTTTTATACAAGAGACTTTATAGTCTATTATTCCATCTAAATCCAAATAAGGCATAATACATAGTATAAGACATACAAACATAAAACGGAGTTTTATTGGACTTTCTTTTCAAAACTTTTTTTCTCAGCCCCATGCAAGACTTTGTTTTCATTTTATTTATGAGGAATGGCAGTTGTGGCATACCTAAAAATCTTGATACGCCCCTATGAGCGTTTTGAGCGTGGCGTAGTCTGTGAGTAGGAGCGATATGAGCGTTTTAAAATTGGCGTAGTGATGGCGTAGTGGTATTTACTTTTGGCGTATAGTGTGAGATGATTACGCCAACCATTTAATCTACTACTCAAAAAAAATAAAAGTAAAAACTTTTAAAGAATGCCAAATTTAAAATTGTTGTTATTGTTCCCTCACTAATTGAGACTCATTATCATTAGATCGCATTTGGCTCTAAAATGCACCAAATCCGAGAGATTTCAATTAGTCATAGATGTATTAATTAAATGCTTTGATCTAGCCACCAACAGAGTTTCACGAGGGTGAACATTCTTTAAAATTGCCCCGTTTTAAAGATTATTAAAAAAAGATGGTTTCTTATTGAGAAAACTCTTGACATCTGTAAAAAAATTCGCTTTCTTCAATACCTCAATATAGATTTTGAACTCATTAGAATAAAGTTTACCGACTAACAAAAGAAAACTCTTGACACGAATACATTTCAATGATTACTTTAAAACATCGAATTTTTAATTAATAGAAACAAAGGAAGTAAAGACATGGCAAAAGTATCAAAGAAAGAAACAGAAGCACAGGAACTCTTAAAGCTGGCAATTCAATCAACAAAGATTGATGCTCATTTAACTGAAAAAATTGTTGATGATTTAATGACAGCTAATAAAGACGGACAAACAACTCTTACACGGGTAATTGATAAAGTCCTAAAGAGTAACGATGAAGAAGCCAAAGAGGATACAAGAACTTTTTTAAGAACTAAATTACAAGTAATGATTAAAAATAAAAATGTTCAGAAAAAAATATTAGGTGATAAAAAAGGCTTAATGATTACAATGAAAAAAGTAAACAATCCAATGGTTAATAATGAAGAGAGCCAGTTTTTAAACCTTAGCGGTGAACCTACTGAGTTTAATGAATCAGATATAAAAAGTGTCAGAGTGGTAGTTGAGCAAAAAAAGCCAAATGAACCAAAGTCTTTTGAAGAAGAGTTGTATTCTTTATTAGAAAAGCATAACAAAGTAATTGAAGATTTAATACCAGTTTTTAAAGTTAATGGTTTAGATGTTGAATTAAAATCCTAACTGATGATTCGAGTTTATTACTCGATGAAATGGCTATTAATTTAGCCATATTAGGAAATAAAGGGAAAATATGAAATATTCAGAAATAACAAAAACAAAAGAATACAAAGAGGATCGGGGGTGTTGTACTGTCGTTGCTACTTCTGTTGCATTTGATAAACCATTTAAAGAAATTCAAGATTATTTTTTTACACAAGGAAGAAAGAAGAATCAAGGTTTCGCTTTTGAATCTGCACTGTATAAACTGGGGAAAAAATATAATTTCAATATTAAAAAATACTCAATCGCATATAGTGAAAAAGGTTTGTTTTTTTATCAAAGTAATACAGATAAACCTCGATACCCATCTTATTCACATACTCCGAAATTTTATATTAAATCTGAAAGATCGTTGACAGTTGGTAACTGGAAGAAATATTTAAACCCTAATAAGACTTATATTTTAGGCTTTCAAGGCTCAATTTGTCACGTTGGAGCGGTTAAAAATGGTTCTGTTGAAGATTGGACAGACGGAAGAAGATACGTTGTAAGCTATTACTACGAAATAGAAAAAAATAAAAATGTTAGCCGACAAACAAAAACATTTTTAGATAATTTAAAAGATTTTAATTACTAATAAATAAAGGAAAAAAGAACATGAAATATGTAAATAAAAGAATAGATGGTTTAGAACAGTTTGAATATTTGAAAACTCGTTTTGATATGACTGATCAAGTCGCCCTTGAAACTATGGAAGATAATAATCAAGACACTTCATTTTACAAAGATTATATTCAAGGGATTGAAGAAGAAAAAAACAACATTGATATAATTAAATTAATTGCCGTTTCTGAATGTGCTGATGTTTCAGTTGTTGAGGCAAAAAATTTAATTCACAATGATGATTGGATTGTGTTAACAGATGAAGAGGCTGACGATATGGCAAGAGAGTTAATTTGTGGCTCTGTTTGGGCTTTCGCTCCTTGGTTTTTATCTTCTCACACTGGTATTGATGAAGAAGTTTTTAAGCTACTACAGGAAAAGTGCGAAGATTCAAACGATGCTATTCTATCAATGATTAAAGATATTGATGAATTTTGGAATGATGCCATAAATGCAGATGGAAGAGGCCATTTTATAAGCCATTATGACGGCTATGAACATGAAACAACAGTTTTCGGGGTCGATTACTTTTGTTATAGAATAAACTAAATTCAATTAGGCAACCCTTAACAAGCTGACTCATAAAGTCGGCTTTTTTGGGTATAAAGACAAAGGAAAAAATAATGAACATAGCAAACTCTAAACAATTTGGTGATTTCTACTCTTTAGATATGAACACTAGTAATATTAAATATATTATAAATCATTATCTAAACTTTAAAAATAAAGATAATAAAAATATATATATATTATCTAAAGGTTCATTAAACAGTAATGGAATAATTGACTTAACGAATATTAAAAAAGAAATAATTTTTTTCGGTTATGTTTATTGGGAAAAATCAAAAAATCAAATGATTTTAAATATTAAATATTTAAATAATAAAACTGCAATAGTAAAAAAGGGGGCATAATGAAATTACTTATTAAGATTATAGAAATATATATATTTTATATTTTTACAATTGGTTTATTAATTAGAGTAATATTTTAAAATTGTTTATCGACTAACAAAAAAAAAGAGGTTATCAAATGACTAAAGAGCAGAGATATAAAGAAGTAGAAAAGCAAATACCTGACGGAATAACAAAAGGCGAGTTAATGAAAATAATATATTCTGATATGGAATTATCCAACATAGACGCAAGTTTACCTTGGTCTTTCTCTCTTTTGAAAGATAGTTTTTATAAGGTTATGAATTATAATAATGACATATTCGGTGAACTGGAAGATATGAGAGATTTTTGGACAGTAAGAGCTAATAAAAGGGGGTTATAAATGAAAGCAAGAATATTAAGTAAAAAAATTACTCAGCAAATTTTAAGAAATTTAAAGCATAATAATTATGAAGTTGAAAAAGTGGATGAAGGCTTTTATAAATGTTATGATTATACTTTAGATGATAACCATGAAGTTGTAAAAGAACCAGTTTTTTATGCTATGATGGGAAGAAATGATTATCTATGTAGATATAACCCTTTATA